AACGGAGCCACAACCAATGACCGACAAGATCGAAACCGCCGCCGCAGTCGCCGAAGTTCCGGCCGCTGCACCGACGATGCTGTTCGCAGAGCCCAAGCCTGCGTTCAAGTTGCCGACCCCGGCCGAATACATGGCCAAGTTCGTGCGCGGTGGCGCCGAGTTTGCCGAGTTCAACGCTCGCATCAAGGCCGCAGCTCCTGACATCACCACCGGCGACACGCCCGGCATCCTGCCCGAGCCCATCGTCGGCCCGGTGTACGACTCGCTCAACGCGATTCGCCCGTTCGTCAGCGCCATCGGTACTCGCGCAATGCCGCAAGGCGGCGCGACGTTCCGTCGCCCCAAGATCACCGTGCGCCCGACCGTCACGCAGCAGCCGACCGGTCAGCTCAACACGCTCGACCCCTCGACGGTCACCGTCGCCAACAACGACATCAGCAAGCTGACGTTCGGTACCTACGTCACCCTTTCCGAGCAAGACTTGGACTGGACTGACCCCAACTCGTTGGCGATCGTGCTCAACCAGCTCGCCATCGCCTACGGTCAAGCCACCGACAACTACGCAGTTGACCAGATGGTCGCCGGCACCACGCAAACGGAAACCATCACCGACCTTTCCTCGTCGGCTGACTGGATTGAAGCGATTTACGGTGCTGCGTACCAGATCAGCAACTCGAGCAACTACCTGCCGACGCACTTCTTTGCTGCGCCGGTCACCTGGGCCAAGCTCGGCATGATCGTTGACGACGCCAACCGACCGCTGTTCCCCTCGGTCGCGCCGTACAACGCATTCGGCGTGCAAACCGCGTCAAGCTGGAACGGCAACCCCCTCGGGCTCACGCTGGTCGTTGACAAGAACATGGCCGGCTCAACCGGCTCAGGCGGCCTCAACGGCGTCGTCGGCCACGCAGCCGGCTCAGCCGCAGGCTTCGAGTTCTACGAACAGCAGAAGGGCGCCATCTCAGTTGACGTTCCTTCGACGCTCGGCCGCACCATCGCATTCCGCGGCTACGCGGCAGTGTTCATGGCCGACGCGACGAAGTTCGTCAAACTGCTCAAGAGCTGATTTCAGTTCCTTCCTCCAGGGACAGTCTGAACGATGGCGACGTACACGGTCACCCATAAACAGGTGATCGATAACGTCGCTGTCGTTCAGCTGCTTGAGCCAATCGAATTTGAGGTCGGGCAAAGCATCACGCTTGCCGGCATCGGCGCAGGCTGGAATGCCACGCACAAGATTTTGGCGCTGCCCGAGTACTACTTCACTGGCGTCAGCCAGCAAGGCGACTACGAATACGACTACGCGCGCATCATCCCGAACCAAGTGCAGTTCGCGCTCACCACGGCCGACGTAGAACGCGCAGCCGCAACCGGCACAGCCACCTACTCCATTACGTGCACGTGGATTGCCCTGGGCGACCTTGAGGATTACCTGGGCTTTACGTTTACCAATCCCAGCGCCGACCTAGACGTGGCGACGATGGCCGTTGGCGCAGCCAACGCTTTCGCCTATCGTCGTAGGCAAGAGGCCGGGTACTGGGATTCGCCTACAACCGTGCCCGGCCTCGACTGCAAGCTCGGCACGACGCAATACGCGGCAATCCTTTACCGTGAGCGCGGCAGCGTAGAAGCACTCGCCAGCTTTGATCCGCTGTCAGTCGGCGGCCCGGTCGCCGGCAACTACGGCCAGATTTTGCGCCTGCTCGGAGTCGGCAAGCCGCAGGTGGCCTGATGCCTGACACGCTTTTCAAGACCGGCTACGACCAGCTCGTCACCCGGCTCGGACAAATCACCGGGCTTCGCGTGTTTGATGATCCGCGCAACATCAACGTGCCGTGCGTCGTCGTCGAGGCGCCCAGCATCATGATGGCCTCCAACGTCGTCGCAGACATGCAATTTCGCGTCGTAATCGTCGGCCAGGGCACCGGCGACAACCGCACGCTCGACCAGCTGCTTGATCTCGCAGACCTAGTGCGCGAGGCACAAATCGGCTTGACCGAAGCGCGACCAACCACCATTGACTACGGCGGCCAGGCGTATCCGGCTTACGAGCTGACAATCAGCACCAAAGTCGCGCCATAGGCGTACTAGAATGCCCACAGGCTTGCAGCAGCCTCCAATGACAGGAGATTCATCACATGGCCGTTGCAACCACGTACCTCGCCGCACCAAGCTTCAAGATTGGCCCCGCGCTCGCATCCGTCGTCGATCTGACCGACCAGTGCAAATCGGTCGTCGTCACGAAAGCGCGTGAGGCGCTTGACCAGTCGTCGTTCGGCGACACCGGCCGCCAATTCACCGGCGGCCTCACGAACGTGACCGTCACCGCTACGTTGCTGATGGAATACACCACCACGCCTGGCACCTACATCGATCTCACCAGCCTCGTCGGCACGCGCTGCTACGTCGCAGTCAAAGCCGCCAACGCTTCGGCAATTAGCACCACCAACCCCGAATTTCAGGTCACTGGCGCTTACCTTGAGTCGCTCGATGTCGTCAACGGCACCGTAGGCGAGCTCAGCGAAGTTGAAATCACCCTGGTCGGTGGCACGCTCGTCGAAGACGTGACCCCATGAAATTGACGATTCAGGTGTCATTCAAGACACCTGCCGGGCAGCCGGTCAGCGAAACCGTCATCACAACGATTGCCACAGCTGCGGCGTGGGAACGCAAGTTCAAGCGTCGCGCATCCGATCTTCAGGGCGGCATCGGCATTGACGACCTGATGTACATGGCGTGGCACGTGCTCAACGCACAGAAGCGTGAAGGCCGCGACTACGACGCTTGGCTGCAATCGGTGGAGGATTTCAGCGTCGTTGAGGTCGCGCAGGCAAACCCTACGGCAGCGGCAGCATCAGACGCCAGTTAGCGGAGCTGCTGTTGGCTACCGGGTACTGGCCGACAGACATCGAGTTTGACGTGGAAGACTTGGCGACTGTGCTGCTGATTGCAAAGAAACAGCGAGACAAACGTGGCCGTTGATACCACCGTCACCATCGCAGGCGTAAAAGAGACGTTGCGCGAGCTCCAAAAAATGGAACCTGAGCTTGCCAAAGAAATCAAACGCGACTTCAAACAGATCGTTGACCCGATTGTCAAAGACGCGCGCGCAGGCGTCGTCGAGCTGCCGCTGTCAGGCTTTGCACGCAACTGGAAGGCCGGCGTGCTGATGCCCTGGAGCAAGAACGCCGTCAGCAAGTCGATCATCGCCCGGTTCAGCAACCGACGCAAAGGCAACAGCCTTGCCGTGTTCAGCGTGACGATGAAAAGCCCGGCAGGCACGATCTTTGACATGGCAGGCCGAGGCAGCCGCAATCGGCTCGCCACAGCTTTATCGCAGCTCTACGGTGCCCCATCACGACTGATGTGGCCGACTTACGAACGCAACGCTGACGCAGTGAACGAAAACCTGACGCGCGTGACTGACAAAATCAGCGACGCGACCAATCGTAGACTGGTGCGCTAATGGCCGTAACAATCCCGATTATTTCCGAGTTTGATGGCAAAGGCATACAGAAAGCCGTAGCCCAATTCAAGAATCTCGAAGGCGCAGGCGCGAAAGCCAAGTTTGCGCTGCAAAAGGCTGCCCTACCGGCAGCTGCCGCAATCGGAGGCCTGGCGGTAGTCATTGGCGACGCCACAAAGGCGGCGATGGAAGACGCCAAAGCTCAGGAGCTGCTTGCCCAGGCCATTGAGAAAAACACGCTGGCCGGTGAGGCAAACGTGCGCGCAGCCGAGGCATACATCGAAAAGACGATGATGAGCGCGGCCGTGGCCGACGATCAACTACGCCCGGCCCTTGCAACGTTGGTACAAACCACCGGCGACCTGACGTACAGCCAAGAGCTACTCAACACGGCGCTTGACATCTCGGCCGCCACTGGCACAGACCTGCAATCAGTGACCGACGCAGTGGCAAAGGCATACGCAGGCAACACCAAAGCCCTAGGCAACCTGGTGCCATCAGTACGCGGCCTGATCAAAGATGGCGCATCACTCGACACCGTAATGCAGGCACTCAACGCCACAGTCGGCGGCGCCGCAACCGTCGCAGCCAACAGCGCCGAAGGCCAAATGAAACGCCTGCAACTGACCATCGGCGAAACCAAAGAAGCCATCGGCGCCGCATTCCTGCCGATCATCGCCCAGCTGCTGCCCTACCTGCAACGCTTCGCTCAATACGCTCAAAACAACAGCGAAACCATCGCCAAAGTCATGATTGCGGTAGGCGCGCTGGCCGGTGGCATTCTGGCGCTGAACGCCGCAATCAAAGTCATTACCATCAGCCAACTCGCACTCAACCTGGCAATGGCAGCCAACCCAATCGGCTTGGTCGTCACGGCCGTCGCCTTGCTGGTCGTCGGCTTCGGTGCCCTAGTCGCAGCCACAGGCGGCGTCAAAAACGCATTTGTCGCAATGGGCAACTTCATCATCGGCGTGTTTGAAAACATCGTCAACAGCTTCAACAACATGATCAACCTGATTATCAAAGCAATCAACATGCTGCCAGGCGTCAACATTCCATTCGTGCCCAAGCTTGAGCTGCCACGCATCGGCGGTGGCGGCGGCACGGCGTCAGCAGCAGCTGGTGGCACCACCAGCGGCCCGGATTTCCTTGAGCGCACGTTCGGCGGCATTCCAAGCCTGCCAGCCCCAGTGGCCGTGCTTCCAGCTCCCACAGGTGGCGGCGGCGCTGGCGGTGGTGGCCGTGTGGGTGGCGGCGGTGGATTTGCAATCCTGCCAATTGACGAAGGCTTTATCGGCGGCGGTGGCGGCGGCTTCGGAGCCGCACCGGGTAACGAAGCCTTGCTCGACGGCCTGACTGGCGGCACAACGGTCGTTAACGTCACGGTCAACGCGGCAGTCGCTGAGGCCACGCTGGCCGACAAGATCGTTGACGCACTCACGGATTACAACCGGCGCAGCGGCCCCCTACAGCTTGAGATTGCGTAATGACCGCATCAGTAGTTCAATCGGGCAACTACCTACTAGAGCTTGACACAGGCTTTGACGTAAACAGTTTTGTGCTTGACGACAGCACAAAAGGCGTACTTGACAACACCACCTACACGCTTGGCCCTAACACGCAATACGCCGACATAACCGAATTCGTCACGTTTATTAGCTATTCGCGCGGCCGACGCAAAACCGACTACCAATTCGGTGCAGGCATCATGCAATTCACCATGCTTGACGAGACGGGCATCCTCGGCCCATACGACTCAAACAGCCCCTATTACGACCCAGCCAACCAGCAACCCGGCTTGGCGCCAATGCGATCAGTACGCCTGTCACGCGAAGGCGAATACCTGTTCACAGGCGTAGTAACCGGCTACACCTACGATTTTGCGCTTGCCGGGCCAAACACCGTCAACGTGCAATGCGCCGACAACTTCTACAACCTGGCACAAACACAGCTTGACGAATGGAACGTCAGCCCCGAAACCAGCGGCCAACGCATCACAAGCCTGCTCGCGTTGCCCGAAGTCGATTACCCTGGCGCAACCAGCATTGCTACTGGCACCGTCAACCTGGGCCACGACAACTCATACACGGTGCCCCAGGGCACCAACACGCTGGCGTACATTCAGCAAATCAACCAAGCCGAGCAAGGCCGTGTGTTCATTGCAAAAGACGGCACGTTTACATTTCAAAACAGGATTGGCAACACGCTCAGCGCCCCGGTCATCAGTTTCAACGACGATGGCACAGGCGCCAAATACCAGGGCGTCGAGATCGAGTTTGATGCCGACAACGTGATTAACCGCGCCTACGTATCTGGCTTAAATAACAATGAAGCCACTGATACCGACCCGGCGAGCATTGCTAAATACTTTGTGCAGTCGGTATCAATCACGAATAGCTTGTTGCACTTGCAAGGCGAGATTGACGCGCTGGCCGCGTACCTGCTTGATGCAGAACCGTCGCCCAGGTACACCAGCGTCACCGCCAGCATGGCGCCGCTGTCAAACGTGCAACGCGATCTCCTTGCTGAAATTGAGATTGGCGACACCATCGCCATCAGCAAAGAAATACCGGGCCTGGGCAGCCAGATCGGCTCAGAGCTCAGCGTGGAGGGCATTTACGGCGTCATTGACGTGGCCCGAGGCCACACGCTGACGTTCTACACAGCGCCCACAACCATCGTCTACCTGTTCACGCTTGACGATGCCGTGTACGGCGTACTTGATGCAGCCAACGTATTAGGATGATGTAATCATGGGTGCCAACGCACAAACTTCAGTACCAACATTTACGGCCGGCGACGTTCTTACAGCGGCCAACATGAACATCAGCGCCCGAACAGGCGTGCCAGTGTTTGCAAGCACCGTTACGCGCGACGCTGCATTTGGCGGCACTGGTGAAAAGACGCTGGCTGAGGGCCAGATGTGTTACGTCGAAGGGACAGGGTTTCAAACGTATAACGGCACCAGCTGGGTCACTTGGGGAACCGCCCCATCGACCGGGGCGCTGGTGTATTTGACACAAGGCACGTTCACCACCGTCGCGTCGGTGTCAATGCCTGCCAGCACTTTCACGTCAACGTACAAAAACTACAAAGTTATTCTCAGCGTTACTGCGTCAAGCACGACGCAAGCAATGGGTTTCCGCGTAAACAACGCAGGAACACCGCGCGCGACAAGCGGGTATTACGGCGGATGGGTCGCGGTTGACGCTGGAGGCGCATCAAGCACGCAAGGCGCCAACAACAACAGCTCGCAAGTGCCGTTCTACTTGGCGGCAAACATTGACAGTGCTGCTGAATTCATCGTGTCAAATCCAACTGACACGGCACGCAAGACCACTTGGTCAGGTACGGCTTTTGCAGTTGATTCGGGCGGTGATCGCGCCGGATGGTCTGGTGGCGGTACCTACGACACTGCTGAAGCAAATGACGGTCTTACCTTTGTTGTCGGCGGAACATTTAGCGGCATTTACTACGTCTACGGAATCAAGGACAGCTGAACATGAGCAACCCCAACATCCAAATTGGCGACGAAGTCCGACCGATGACCGACGCCGAATACGAAGCACACAAAGCTGACATCGCCGCACAAACCGCCGCGTTGGAAGCTGTTGCCGCAGCCAAAGCATCCGCACTTACCAAACTTGCGGCGCTGGGTTTGACCAGTGACGAAATTGCAGCATTGGTGGGCTGACGTGAAATGGCAATACATGCTCGAAGACTGGCTGAAAAGCTTCGTCGCTGGCTCCGTCGCCGTGCTTATCACAACCGACTACGACGCAACCAGCGCGCTAAAAGCCGGGCTCGCAGCCGTGCTACCGATGATTTACGCCTGGGCAAACACTAAAGACACGCGGTACGGCCGCAAGTGACCAGACTGCCGATCAAGCCGGTCGTGCTACCGGCTGACCTGCGAGGCGTAACACCCGGCAAATTGCCGCCGTACTTGCTCAAACCGATACGGCCCTACGGCGTATTGCATCCGCTGGCAGCTCAAGCGTGGGAAGCCATGCGCAAGGCTGCGCACGCTGACGGCATACGACCGTTCAAACCGACCAGCTCAGGCGACACGTACCGCACGCTTGAGAGCCAAGAGCGCGCATTTAGGGCCCGATACACGACCGCACCGATTGAGACGACGTCTGTGCGCAGCTGGCAAGGCCAAGTGTGGCGACTTAAGCCTGGGCTGGCACCGCTGGCCACACCGGGCCGATCTATGCACAACCTCGGGCTCGCCGTCGACGTGTCAGAAGCCAGCGGCGACCGGCTCAAATGGATGCTGGCAAACTGCGACTGGTACGGATTCACATGGGAATTACAAAGCGAACCGTGGCACGTCAGGTATTACACAGGCGACAAAGTACCCTTGAAAGTGCAGCAGTTTGTGAGCCTGCATGCCGACCGAAATCTACGTGGCGCTGATTAGCGCAGTCGCCATCATCACAGCTGCCGGCCTGCCTGCCTGGCTGGTCGAGCGAGCCCGGCGAGAAAACGCCGAAGATCACGCATACGTGCGCAAGATTCTCACTAGGGTGGAACGCAAGATTGACAACCACTTGGAGGATCATGCAGATGGGCTTACGCGATCAATTGCCAAAAAGCACAAACGAGGTGCGACGTTTGGAGGAATGGATAGCGGCCCAAACGAACGCTGACGAATGGCTTGAAGTAGTCATGGATTCGGCATCGTTTAGCGCAACCGCAATCACCGGCCTGCTCGCTAAATACGGCTATCACACAAAGAACGACACTATTTACCGTTACCGGGCCAAGCATGGCACTCGCTGACGAAGCCAACGAGCTCGGCAGCATTGAGGCGCTGCGCGACGCTCTACGCAAATCACACGCCGAACGCCTGAAGCTAAAGCTGCGCAACGCGGAGCTAGTCGACGCCGTTTACGGTGCAGCCAAAGAAGCCGCATTGGCAGTCAAACCGGTCAAGGTCAAGCCGCCGACAAAAGACACGCGCAAAGGCAAGCCTGAAGTGGCGCTAATCCATTGCACCGACTGGCAGCTCGGCAAACGCACCGTCAGTTACGGCAGCGAAACGTGCGCGCAACGCATCGACCGCTTTATTGAGAAAACGCTGCACATCACCGACATTCAGCGCAAACACCATCCGGTGCGCGAATGCGTGTTGCTGCTGGGCGGCGACATGGTTGAAGGCGCCCAAATCTTCCCAGGCCAGTCCTACGAGATCGATGCCACGCTGTACCAGCAGCTGTTTGAGACGTCGCGCATCATTGCCCAAACGGTCACGACGCTCGCGTCGCATTTTGAGCTGGTCAACGTCGTGTGCGAGTACGGCAACCATGGCCGCATTGGTCGTTACGGCGAAATGCCGCGCGGCGACAACATCGACCGGATGGCCTACGAGATTGCCAGGCAACAGGTCGGCCACCTGACCGGTCAATGGCAATCAAGCGACCAGTGGTACCAAATCTTCCACGTGGGCAACTACACCGGCCTGCTGGTGCACGGCGACGAAATCAAGAGCTTTGGCGGCAACACTCCGGCATTCGGCATCCTGCGCAAAGTCAACGCTTGGGCAGGCGGCGTCATCGAGCAGTTCAATGATTGCTACATGGGCCACTGGCACACGCCCATGAGCCTGACCATGAGCAACGGCGGCCGTATCTTTGTCACCGGCAGCCCTGAGTCGCACAACGAGTACGCGCGCGAGTTCGTGGCAGCCACAGGCATACCTAGCCAACGCCTGCATTTCATCGACCCGGACAAAGGCCGCGTGGCGGCAGAATACGTCGTATGGCTCGACTAGAGCATCCGCTGGTCATGATCGTGTGGCACGACGCTCACACCATCGACAACGACGAATGGCACGAGCTGAGCGACCTGACCGACGAGCCTTGCGTGGTGTCTTCAATCGGATACCTGCTGAGCAAACGCAACGCCCGGCACCTGATTCTGGCCCAGTCCGTGACCGACGACAAAGGCGTCGACAACGTGCTGTTCATACCGAACCGAATGGTGCGAAAAGTCGTCAGATTGCAAATCCCCCACAAACGCCGAAAAGTGCGCTAAGGTAAAAACAGGCTTCTGGAGGGGCCTACAAATGACCACACCAAACCTGATTACCTATCAGGTGCTGACTGGATTGTGCTCGGAAACAGCGCAGCAGTTTCACCTCGTAGTGTTTAGCGACGACACCGGCCAGGTGATCAAAGCGCAGCTGCGCTACCGATTCAACGCCGACGACGACTGGAGCGAGCCATCAAAACTCACTCATCAGCCGCGCATCGACCCCGACCATCCGAGCGTCTCATGAATCCGCTTGGCATCATCG